GATTTAAAGCGCAAAATAAAAGATTTAGAATTAGAAATAAAAGCCCGTGAATTATGAAAAAGCTATTGAAGTTTTTACGATGGATTGAACAAGAAAGAATTAAAGCAATGGTAGACACTAAAACGCCATTTTTATGAAAGGAATATATATATGCAAAACATATAGAAAATTAAATAATAATTTAGTCATTTATTTAAAATACGGAAAAACAAATAATATAAAAACAAGAATCAAATACTACAATAAAAAAGCTACATATAAACTTTTAGCATTTTTTCCTGTAAAAGATTATTTAGACGAAAGAGAACGCCTGATACAAAATAAATATATTGAATATAGATTTTTTAAAACTGAACACATAGAGTATGAAAAAGGTAGTTTTAAAGTATTATATAATCAAGTAAAAGATGCTGTTGAAAACACAAAAATAATTAAAACTAAAAAAGGACTTAATTATATAGATGCCACGCTGTAAGAATTGTAAAGAAAAATTTGAAGCTAAACACTTTAACCAAAAGTATTGTTTTGAGCCTGCTTGTGTTGATGTTTGGGTACAAGATGCAAAAACTAAAAATTGGAAAAAGACGAAGAAAAAAATGAAAGCTGAATTAATGACTTTAAGTGACTATCATAAAATAGCCCAACAAGTATTTAATAAATATATACGATTAAGGGATAAGGGTAAGAATTGTATTAGCTGCGACAAACCGCCAAAAAAAGCAAATTGCGGCCATTACTATTCGCAAGGTGGACACTCAAGTACACGCTACGACCCCTTAAATTGTCATTTACAGTGTGAACACTGCAACACTTATCTTTCAGGAAACTTACTAAACTATCAAATAGGAATAGCAAAAAGAATAGGGGGCGATAAAGTTCTAGAACTACATGTAAAAGCCCATGAAACAAAGAAATGGACAATAGAAGAAGTAAAAGAAATAATAGCAACGTACAAGAAAAAAATAAATGAGATTCGAAACGACTAAAGACCTGAAGCGAGAATACGAAGCAATGAATTTTTTTTGCAAAAAATATCATTTAGACTATAAAAAATTAGATGAAAACGATGTTGATTTTGAACTACAAAAAGACGGAAGAATAATAGGCTACGTAGAAATAAAAGGAAGAAATAAAACAATAAAAGAAGCTTATCCTTTGCCTATAGCCTGTAGAAAGTTAGTAAAGCTATGCGATAAAAAATTAAATCCTGTAGTTATATGGGCTTGTTATGATGGCTTAATAATTGGGAAAATAGAACAGCTTGAAGGAATAACAAAAATAGGCGGACGAACACCAAGAAAAGGCAGTACGAACGACATTGAATTAATGACGTATTTTAATAAAAGCGAAAAATTTATTGAAATTTTTTTTAAAAAATAGTTGTTTATTTAAATATAATTATTATATTTGTATATAATTATTAATTAAAACAAAGAAAAATGTTAAACGAAAATTTTAAAGCAACAGGAGAAAAAATAAAATTTGAAAATGGTAAAGTATTTTCAGTTTATTCAAAAAACACAAAAAAAGGTATTCGATACTATATTTATTCAAGATTTCAAATGAGGACTTTTCCTATTTCTCAATCTGATATTAATAAATATATTTTATTAGAAAAGTAAAAAACAAAAAAGGGGGGTGCGCATCTATAACGCATATAATTAATTTAACACTATGAAAAATCTATTTAAAGCGCTTGCGGCTTTTCAGCAAGAAGCACCTGTAATTCACAAAGGAACAAAAGGCTACGGCTATTCATACGCGGATTTGCCTGCAATTTTTGATGTAATTAATCCGCTGCTAAAAAAACACGGACTAGGATTCACGCAACTACTAAACACTAACGAAGAACGTCACTATCTAGTAACTGTACTTTTCCATGTAGAAACAGGCGAACAAATACAAAGCAGTACTTTAATTCCTGAAGTAGAACTTAAAGGAATGAATACTTATCAATCTTTCGGAAGCGGTGTAACTTATTTCCGTAGGTATGCGCTTTCTTCTGCACTTGGAATAATAACAGACAAAGACACGGACGGAGCAGGCGAACAAGTAAAAAAGAGCAAACCTAAAATAACAAAGGAACGTTTTAACAAAGCTTTAGAAGCAGTTAAAGCAGGTTCTTATCCAATGTCTGAACTTATAGAAAAATTCGACCTAGACACGGAACAAATGCAAATAATTAAAAAATCGTAATTATGAAAATTAGATGTTCAAGTATAGGTAAATTAATGACTGCTTCGCGTTCAAAAACGGAGCAGTTATCTAAAACAGCTCAATCGTATATTCAAGAACTTGTTTTAGAACATAAATACGGAATAAAAAAAGAATTTAGTTCACGTTATACAGACAAAGGGAACGAATGTGAAGAAGATTCTATTACACTTGCTAACGAAGTTCTAAACGTTGGATTCATTTATAAGAACGAAGAACACTTTCAAAACGATTACATTACAGGCACACCTGATGTAAACACGAACGAAGTATTAATAGACGTAAAAACAAGCTTCGACGGAACTACTTTTCCGTGGTTCGAAAACGAAATTCCTAATAAAGATTACTACTACCAACTACAAGGCTATATGTGGCTTACAGGCAAAGAAGAAAGCCTTTTAGTGTATTGCTTAACAAACACGCCTGAACAAATCGTAGAAGACGAAATTAGGCGCGTACATTGGAAAGAACACGCAATAGAAGAAAGCGAAGAAATAAGGCACTTTATAGAAGCCAAGCATAACTTCGACCACATTCCACTAGAAAAGCGCGTAAAAGTCTTTAAAATACAAAAAGACGAATCCGTAATAGAAGCTATAAAAGAAAAAATAGAACTAGCTAGGGAATACTATAATAAAATAATAGAAACAATATGAAACAAACAGCATTAGAATGGTTAGTTGAACAAGTTTTTAACGAAATAGATTTAAAAGATTCTATTTTAAGATTAGCTATACAACAAGCCAAAGAAATGGAGAAAGAGCAGCTATGTTTTTTTTATGTAAAAGGAGCAGAAGCTGAATTAAATAACCCATATATTACAAATATTGAATTTTATAATAAACAATTTAAAAACAAATAACAATGGAAAATAAAATAAACAGAGGCGCTATATTTAAGAACCTAAAAAAAGAAAAAGAAACGCAGCCTGATTACAGCGGAACAATAAACGTAAATGGCGAAGAAAAGCAAATCGCTCTATGGGTAAACACAAGTAAAAACGGAATGCAGTACTTTAGCGTTTTAGTAAGCGAACCTTACATAGCTGAAGAAAAACACGAAATAAAAAACGAAGGCTTTAACGACCTACCTTTCTAAAATGATTACAATGTTTATAGATGACTACACACTACGCAAAATGCTGAAGCAAATCTTAAAAGAAAAAAATCGCTATCAAATAATAAAAGAAATAAAAAAAACAGGTGAAAAAATTCAGCACATACAAATAGATAAATTCTTACTAGAAAAAGATGTTAGCTTAAGCACGTTAAAAAAGATTGATAAATACGTTAGTAGATATTATTACGAAAAAGGAACAGCCCCTCAATACTAGGGGCTTTTTTTTAAGCTATGAAAGTAACAGATAAACTAACAATTACAAACGAGGATAATATGCAGTTAATGGCTCGTTATCCTGATAACTATTTTGATTTAGCAATAGTAGACCCTCCTTATGGTATTAATAGAAGTGGGCAAACAGAAACTTTTACAAAAAAACCAAAACATAAAAGAAAACATTTTGAGCATAAAGGATGGGATAATGAAATACCAACCGAAGCATATTTTAAAGAGTTATTTAGAGTTTCAAAAAATCAGATTATATGGGGTGCAAATTACTTTACAAAGTATTTGCCAAGTTCAATGGGGTGGGTATTTTGGGATAAAGGTCAAGATTTAACGATGAGCGATGGGGAACTCGCCTTCACTTCCTTTGATGTTGCGTTAAGAAGAAAAATAATAAATAGAGGGCAATTAATGATTGAAGGTGGCACTCAACATCCAACACAAAAACCTATTAGACTTTACAAATGGCTTTTAGAACATTACGCAAAAGAGGGAGATAAAATTCTTGATACGCATTTAGGTAGTGGTTCGATTGCGATAGCTTGTCACGATTACGGATTTAAATTAACAGCTTGCGAACTTGATAAAGATTATTACGAAGCTTCTATTAAAAGAATAAAAAATCATATTGCACAGCAACGCCTTTTTTAATTAACAACTTATTGTTTAAAAACTCGTCAATACAATTTTTAAAAAATAATCATACATTTGTATAAATGAAATGGCTAGAAAAAGTCGCTGAACATCACAAAGACTATGTTGAAGTAGTTCGAAAGTTTGGCGAAACATTTTTAGCTGAAGACATCGTACAAGAAGCCTATTTACGCATGATTAAATACTGCAAGCCTGAAAACATAATAACAAACGGCAAAGTAAATAAAAGCTACGTTTATTTTGTAATTAGAAACATTTATATAGATTACCTGAAAGAGCGCGACAAATACGAAATAATAAGCATAGAAAATTTACACTATTTAACAAGCGAAGAAAACGAAGAAGAAAAACACGAAGCCTATTTAACAATCCTAAAAAAAATAAAAGAAGAAACACTTTCTTGGCATTGGTACGATAAACTTTTATATGAGATTTACAAGGATTCAGGAAAATCAATAAGGCAATTAAGCAACGAAACTAATATAAGCGTAAAAAGTATATTTCAAACGCTTAAACATTGCAAGCAAAGAATTAAAGAAAATGTAGGCGAAGACTATATTGATTACAAGAATAAAGAATACGAACTAATAATTGAATAAT